ACCTATTTCTACTTTAATCTGCGATTCGTAAGTATAATCTACTGTAGGATTAGTTTTAGATACAGTAAAATCAATAGTTTTATTCTGTTCGTCTACTGTATAATCTCCAGTAATGTTTGAAGTACTCTGGACTAAAGTAACACCTGCGACTATTACTTGAACATTCTTAGGTATTGCATCAAGAATGATTTGCGTAAAACTTCCTGTAAATGTTTGGGTCGTTCTTTGGTCAATATTATTTCCCTCTACTATTATTTTAGTATATTTCTTGTTTGAGTCATTGTTCCAAGTTTGTTGTAGACTGTCAGTCCCACTAATAATCCCCAAACTAGAATTAACATCAAAAGTTTTAGTTAATGTAAACACACCAGTTTTTGAAACAGTGAACACGCCATTAAATAATTCCATCATCTTATTAATAGAATCTATTTGTATATCATCCCTAAATACTTGTTTAGTTATTGTTAAACCAGTAGTTATTGTTGATGAGTATGTTAATGTAGTATAATTAGTTATAATGTCCTCAATAATAAATTCAGGACTTTTAGACCTATAAACTGCACTAAATCTTGTATTTGTTAATTGGTTCCCCAAATCCTTAACCTCAATATTAAATACTGTTAAATTCTCGCTTATCTTTGATATAGTTCCTTTAAACTTTAAAGTTGTAGTAGAGTCATAAAACTCAACATCATCATCTAAAGCAAAAGTGGTAAGTGTGGATTGTAACATAAAATCCATTTTACTTACAGTGGCTGAGGTTTCACTATACTTTGCACTAGAAACTAATAAATACCCAGTCTCAGCAGTTCCATACTTAAACTTGTGGAGGGCCATTATTGTACATTCCCTCCTCCAATACTAAAACTTAATGTACCTGATAATGAATTAGGGTTTGAACCACTAAAACTAAAATTAAAATTATCTATAACACCTATTTTATTTAAAATACTACCAGTATGAGTTGTCATATCAATTGTATAAGTATCAGTAACACCAGCAGTTAGAAAAATATTATTAATATAATCTAATTTAGTAGAAATAGTCTCATAAGTGCTAGGGTTTGCGGGAGATGAACCAACCCCTGCATCCTGTCCAGGAGTATTTAGTAACTTAAAATCGGCAGAGAGTATCAACTCTTTACCCAAATTAATCACTATTTGATTTTCTCCATTATCATCAGGCAAAGGAGCTTTGAATAATTTAGTTATTATCCCATACCTTGATGAATTAACCTCACCATCAAAAAAGGTTAATTTAGCTCCGTTCTTGTTAGTTATAACAATACTTGTTGCCATTTAGAATCTCCCTCCTAAATTCAGTTCTCTTTGCAATATTCTACCAATATCCCTTGCAACATCATCAGTGATTAAACCTCCATTAATATTAACATTAACATTAGAGCCTGAACCACCACCTGAACCACCTAAACTACCAGGGTTTTTTGTTGCTATTAAATAATCGTTAGGGTTAGTCCTTATAACATCACCATTTGGCGTAATTATTGCATCATTAACTGATTTAGAACCGCCACCAAAACCGAAAAATCCCATAATACTATCCTTAATGAACGAACCTATATCAGATAATACATTAAAAGCACTGGTAAATATATTGGTTAAACTATTCCATATCCATGACCCGAAATCGTTTAATACATTAAAGCTGACACTAAATATATTAATTAAACTATTCCATATCCATGACCCAAACTCGCTCATTATTTTTAATGATTTTTCTAAGCCTGTTAAAAACTTACGCCATAGATTATCAATCTTTAATGTTAATATCTCGAANGATANTTTTAAATTATCTACCCAGCCTGACATGGTATCCTTAAATATTGTAACTCCCTCAAGCATAACAGCACCAAGCCATAAACCAAACTCAAAAAACTGTTTTGCTAAGATTGCAGTTAATATACCTAAGCCAACAAGTAATGTAACAGGCATTGAAGCTAAAGCACCAAGCACTGCAGGGACTGCAACACCTAAACCAACAGCCAATGAACTTAATAAACCTGCAGCTACTAATAAACCACCGGCTATCTTTCCTATACTTAAACCTAATTCCTTTCCCTTTTGTCCTACAGTTAAAGAACCATCATCGCCTTTTCCAGTTAAACCTTTAACACTACTATCCGTACCGAGCAAACTATTAATCCATTTAAATAATAATAACCCTACTTTCAAGAATAAAATTAAGAATGGTTTAAGTAATGGGAACAATGCAGCTACTAATAAGGTAGCAATTGCACTCAATGGTGCGAATAATTGTTGCACACTGGATAATAAATTACCTAATATACTACCAAAAAAACCACCAGCAAATGCACCACCACCTTCACCTTTCTTCGCTTCTTTTGCCTGTTCCTTTCCTGCAGTTCTACCCGCGGTTTTTGCTTCCTGCTGGTCAAATCCTACTCTCCAAACTATCTCTCCTGCCATTTTTATCTTTTAAATAAACTTTTTGCTATTTGTACTAACCCCTTAAAGAGAGCCTCAAACTTAACCTCTTCCTCTTTTTTCTTTTTCAAGCTACCGAAGTATGAAATATGATATAATATATCGCCAGGGATATCATTTAAATCAATAGTAACTCCTAACTCCAAAAGATTTGCAAAATAAACCACTTCTCGTGCTTTATACGATAAGTTTATTGTTGCTTTAGGTGCTTTGGTTAATGTTCTCAACTCTCGAACTAATTTGGGTTGTTTGACACTCCTAACGCTCCTAAGATTTCAGGGAAATAATATTTATTAAATATTCTCCCGCACTCAGAACCCTTTACTTTATCAATATTAAAACCTTCAATATCAGTTAAACTCTCTTCTATCATTCCTGCAAGGTCTACCTTTTCGGATACTTGAACCATACCATCACTGCTTTGTTTAATCTCGGATAATGGTAAATATTTTTTTTGTAATTGTAATGCTTTTCTACCTCCTAAATAGGTAACATTAATCTCTATTTCTGTTCCATCACCACAGACAACTGTTTCTTTTACCATTTTATAAATCGCCAGTAACTCCACAATCAAGAGCTTCATAATCATAGCTTACTACTTTTTTACTATTATCGGTGGTTAAATCTAATGTTCTTCCACCACTTCTAGTATTAGCCATAGTAAATGTATGTGCATTAGTTACACCCCTAGATAAAGTAAACACTATTGCCTCGTCTGCTCTCTCTTCAGTATATCCAAACTCCGCATTAACATCAACTTCAGCCTCATAACTTCCACTTACATCAAATGTATGTTTTAAGAAACATTGCAATAATCTTCTTTCAGTAGCTGCAACGGATTCAATTCCTCTTCCTTCATCATCAGTAACATTCCAATTACCTGTAATATTAAACGAGTTTAAAACAAAAGGAGTAGCACCAACTGTAACTGTAGCATCTAAATCCTTAAATATTTTATCAGTATTAGCTGTTGCTGTAACAGTACCAACTTCTTTTGTCGTTAATTTAGCCAAACAATTCATAGTAATACTAATTGATTCGCCTTTAGCAGCACTAATACTAAAATCTTTCACTGCAAGTCCGTTAACTACTAATCTTTCTGTAGTCTCCCAATTAACTCTTAATGTATAAGAACTGAATGCGGTATCACTAATAACNGTATAATTAACAGTATCATCACTATAATTCCCAAAACAAGCTTGTAATATATTAGGCAAACTTGCTTTTGTACATAATGTTTCAATCGATACATTAGCCCAGTATAAACCATCCTCAAATAAATTAGCAGTATGACCACCATTAATTGAAGTTACTTTCTCCATATTTTCTTCTTCTCCAATGTTTATGTCTTGGATTTGACCGAAGTCCAATTGAGTAAATACTCCTGGAGTTGTTCCATAAGTACTCTCAACTGCAACTTCATATTTATTTCCTACGTTACTAATACAAACTATTTTTCTTTCCTCTCTAAATTTTTGTTATATTTAATTGTTTCTGTGTATGAATAAATCACTGCTAGAATATATATTATATANGCGTATCCATATAAGTAAAATATAATTTGTAGTATTAATAATCCTACAAACTCCCAATATTTCTTTAAATAAGCATGACCTAAACCAGTCATTAATAATGACAACCCCACAGCAATCCACGGGTTTTTTTTATTTTGTAATTCTTCCATTTTTCTAAATTGTTAAGTCTCTATTATTAGCGTCCATACTAACTTCCCTAATTTCCCTAAATAGTTTTTTACTTCTATTACTTAAGTTTTGTATTGATTTATTATCTAAATCAAGGATACAATAATTAACGGAAGGGTTTAACCTATTAGAGTATAATATTCTTTTTAATTCAGCCTTATATAAATTAAATCTTGTTTCAATATCTACCACTGGCCAATCACTCTGACCACCAAACCTAACATCAATTTTTATTGTCTCTTTAATATCAGCACTAGATGTTAAGCCCAGTCCTGGCATATCCTCAGACTCATTAATTGAGTATAATAAAATAAATCCCTTATTATCACCAAATTGAAGGTCAAAAGGGACATTGGTTATTTTATCAATATTAGGTTTAACATTATCAGTATTTACTATTAACCAATCTGTATTAATTAAATCTACTAAATCCTGAACCGCATCATATACTAGCATTTATTTTTAATCAACATTTTTATTTATTACTTACTTACTAGGAAATGTTTAAACCTAAATTATTTATAGAAAAAGAGATTTATAAACTTAACNTAAAANGTACCAATATTAGAATTACTTGCAAACAATNATTTAATCTCTTTATCAAACACTGTTATTCTTTGGTCAGAAGTAATTGCAGCACTCCCACCATCATCACCAAACCTAATATTCCTTTGGTACATACTTAGTATATCCTTAGCAGTCATGAAAATACATAAGTCTTGAATATCGCCAGGGATAACTGTTTCACCAAATCTATAAGTTATCCTAATAGGTTTCTTATTATTTAAAATAACATTATTTCTAATATAAACAATCCCAAGTTTATAATCAACCCAAAAATCACTATTTCTTCCCTCAGTCTTTGATACTAAAAAGTCTACATAAGCAGAACCATCCCATACCTCTAATTTATCCCCGCTTCCTGTTGCTAAAGTTTTTATTGTATAGTTAGGTAAATCAAACCTTGCTCCGTTTGCAGTTTCAATAGAGGTTAAATCAATAAATGAATCGGTTACGGTTACCTCTCTCCATGAATGATTTAATTTATTATCTATCCTGTCCTCTTTTCTTAGAATTATATTCTCTACTTGAGTTTGTGTTGGTGTAGTACTTACACCAAAAGGCACAGTTTGTAATATTCTTGCAACATCATCGGCGGAACAATAGGTCACCATCTTAATTACCTTTTGAATTTATTAAACTTCTGTTTAATACTCTCTTTTGTAGAGCCTGAATCTTTCTTAATCTCTTTTTTAGGTTCGGGTTTAATCTCTTTCTTAGGTTCAACCTTTTTAACTGGATTGCCTCTAACTCTAATTACATCTTTAACCAATTCAAAACCATCTAAACTTAGNAAGTAATTAACGCATTCATCCATTTCTGAACTATCAGAAAAGCTATATCCTGTATCTTTGTTAAACATTATAGGCCTACCATTATAATAAACTGCTAGAGTAGGTTGTGTTTGTTTCTTATTTATTATTGTTCTCATAAGTAAACTACAAACTTTGTTATTTATAAATGTTATTAAATTAGAATTAGATAAAAATTAAATNNAAAAAAGTTAAAATAGAATTAACTTTAAGCTAGACTTGCAAAAGCAGGCCCTGTTAATTTTCCATTAGCAGTAGGCTTTACACATTTAAGCTCAGCGATAGTTGTAAAGATTCCTTTAGTCCCGTTAAGTCCTGTTAATAATCTCTCAGATGATTCTTCATTTTGAGTTGGCAATCCCACTTCAATCCACATAGATTCACTATTAATAGCGTATAAGAAGTTATTTGTAATATCAGCATCTCTAATTAAAGGGTAACCCGCGATTTGACTTACAGTAAACCCTGCATCATCTCCTGCTTCAGTTTGAACTCCATTAACACTAACNGATAATCTAGCAGCACCACTATATCTTAATTGGTCAGCGTATAAAGCTTCAATTAAATCTGCTACGAAATTGTTTGCAATAAAGTATGAAATTTGGTCTCCACTTGCATTATCAATAGTAGATAATAAGTTTCTTACATCAGTTTTAAGGATATTAGCACCAGCAGTAGCCACCACATTTGAATCGAAAGTTGTAACAGTTTGTCTATCAAACCCATAAATCGCATAGTTAGCTTCGTTTCCAACATCAGCAACAGCTTCTGCTTGGTTAGATATAACTCTGTCAATTGATTCTATATTATTTCCAGCCGCAGCAATTCCTGCATCAGCACTAAGCATTTTATTCATTGTTTTAACATGGAATGATTGAACAAACTTTCTAACAGTATTAATACCTAAATCATCATCATTAGATTGGAATCTAATCTCTTTAATATCTGAATCACTATAAGCGTGTTGGATTCTCTTAATAGTCATTTCAGCTTCTGCGAATACTGGTTTAATTGAATCAACTACAACAGCAGTCTCAGCAGTTCCACCCGTTCCTAAAGTTGCAGGGTATGAAGTTTCAATCCTAAATCCTGATTGTTGGAATGGTTTTTTCTGTAAAGTTCCCCATAGGTTAGCTTTATTATTTAATTGCATCCAAGCTTCCGCTCCAAATACAGTGTTAAAAGTTCCAGTTGTGTTTGAAAGTATAGGTGCATCAACCTTATTAACATCATTCAAACCAGCGTAAGCTGCGTTTTGTAATTCTTCTATTGTGTTTAGTCCTTGTGATAAATATCGTACCATTTTATTATTTGTTAGTAAATTCGTTTAGGCTTACTTTACCTTTCATTACATCTGTGAATACAAATGATTTTGTCTCTGCTTTGTTTACTTCAGCAGGCCTTTCAGTTTTAACAACTTCAACCACTTTATTAGCTTCTAATTGTTTTTTAACTTCTAAAAGTTCTGATTTAATTTCGTTTAAAGATTTTGTAACTTCTTCATCCTCGGATTTTTCTTCTTCAGGTGTTTCAGATTCTTCTTCCTTTTCATCTTCAGGAGTTTCTTCTTCAGTTTCAGCTTCTTTTTCTACTTCAGGAGTTCCTGCAGTAGCTGAAATTAATTCATCTAATTTAGATACAACCGCACCTAAACCTTCTTCTAATCTTGCAACTCTATCATCAATCGAAACTTCAGGAGTTTCTGTTGACATGTCGCTTTCTTCTTTAACTACTTCTGTAGCAACTTGTTTTTCTTCTACCATTTTATCTTGTTTTGCTATTAAAGAGACAGCCTGATTTGTTGCATAAGGATTACAACCACTCAACACACTAGATGTTTCAAGCCAGTTAAAACCCTTTAAACTTTCAAATATACCGCTCCCATCCGAAACCATTTGCTTATCAGTAGAAAAACCACCGACAGATGAACCTTTACGCTCACCACTAACAGTCTCAGCCCATACTTTATCATCCAAAACATTATCCTTATAGATTTTGTTTAAATGTAAAATACCAATAGTCTTAGTGATAGGATGCTCGAGTACTCTATAAGCCAAAGTTTTACCAATGTTCTTATTAGTGTGTGTGTCCTGAATAGGTGCATCCCTTTTCATTAAGATTTCTTGTTGTGTTATAGCCTCTTCAATCGGGACTTTTTGTCCTTCTTTATCAACAGCATCAACAGTAGCCCACGATGTGTATAATCTATCTTCAGCATTTTCAACAACCTTTTTAATATCGTCTAAAGATTCAGACTTATCAAATAAGTTAATTACTTCCGCCTCAGTGTAGGATTTTGCACCCTTACTAACTATTAAGATTTCTTGTTGATTCATTCTTTAATTTAGTTTGGCTCTCGCCTTTGCAACGGCTGGACTCAAAAAAGGCCTTGGTTGCTGGCCATTGATTTTTATATCATTGGCAATTGCAAACGCTATACTCTTGGCTTGTTTATTGTCCTTTGCTATACCCTTCTGTTTTACCCATAAAGCAATGGGGTCAACTGGTGGCATAGAACCCGGACTCCTTCCAAATTCAATAGACTCTGCATAAGGTACACTATAAACAATTGACTTGTCTAAAAAGTTCCTTATTATTTTTCCTGATTTTAAAAGTGTTCCTTCATTGATAATACCTTTGGATACAATATTATCTTGGGAATCTGCAAAAATTTCATCCGAAAGTTCATCTAGTTTGAATATCTAGAGCTATTTAATAATGCATTCTCATACAACTTTAAACGAAACATTAGCCTATTTTGCTTACTTAAATTATAAACTTTAGTATTTATAAAGTTAATTATATTTATTCGTAAAATATACTAATCTGTTCTATCTCATCATCGATGTTCAAACCATTAACATCAACAAATAAATTTCCGTTAGAATAATAATCTAAACCTCTTCCTTGATTATCCATATATTTATGTGGATATAATATAGTAATAGGTTGAGTTATATTAGTCTCGTAAATTANTTCTCCCTCGTTTGTAGTAAATCTTAAGTTTACATAATGTTTTGGAGTTCCTGCAAGTATAAATATTTTTTTTATACTACCATTAATATTNTCAAATGTCTGTCTATTATTACTTNTTATATTTATTATTGTGCTTTTCATTTTTTAAAATTCCTCGTTCATTACTATTGTTGCTTTAATATCCGTTACGGATTGCGAATCAGCGATTATACTTAAAGTGTCTTGTGGTCTAAGTTCAATACTTAAAGAATTAACAAATAGTTTATCACTCGCAACCTTTGCTAAATCAAAACCAAATATAGGCTCGCCAGTACCTACAGTATAACTTCTTGAAACATCATACTCTAATGTAGACCCAGGAGCATCAACCGCATTCCAAATTTTAATTGAAGCGTTAGTTTTAGCATTAATTATTATTTTAACTAATTCTCCATTAATAATCTGGGAGCCATATGTTCCATTACCTATTATTTGGTTTTTTAGGCTTGTATATTTTAATTCCATTTACTCTACCACACCATCTTTAAATACTTCTTCGTTAGCTACAATATAATTAAGTAATCCTAATGCATGTCCATTTGTGTCATCAATCTCACTCTTTGCATATGTGAATTGTGTATTAATATTATCAGTCATATCCACATCAATTGCAGTTTTACCTGCTAATGCTTCTTCTTTATTTAAATACAGATTTAATCTTACTGTTAAAGTATCATGTAAGTCATCATTCATGTAAAATGATAAATGTGCATAACTAACTACTACTCCACTTGACAAAGTAATATCTTTTATAATTCCGTGTGTAACACTCATTCTTCTTCCTCCATTTTTAAAACTCATCCTTCCAAGCAAGACTTGCTCCAAGGGTATTAGATGTTTGGGTGCTTGCCATTATACTTACAGCATCACCATTAGTCATCTCAATTTCAAGGTCTTTTAAGTCTATAATAGTTCCTGTAGCAGCAGCTAATTTAATTACAAGTAACTCCTTTTCACCTGTAATAGTTGCTGCAGTCGTAGTTGCTTCTATTGGTGAGTTGCTTGTATCAACATCAGCATATACAGGTGTTCCACTTAATGTCCCATTCTTAACTATCCTATATGTTGCAATTTTATTACTTTCAGATGCTATTGATAATTTAATTAGTTCTGTCTTAACTCTATTAGTAATTCCACCAAAAATACTTTTACTTCTAATTGTCATCACATTACTTTCAGTTGATATTGTTCTTTGACTAGAGAATGAACTTAAAATTGACAAATCTACATCTCTACCACTAATAAAACCAGCCATACTTGCAGACTTAACAGTCACATTAGTAGTATTAGTTGTATTTTTACTTGATATTCTAAGAGGTAAACTAGGATTAAGTAATGAGGGAGTAATATTAGCATTAGCATATTCTATTCTATGAACCAATATAAACTCTCCAGTACTAGGATTTTCTACAAAATAATCAATTGCTCCAAATCCTAAATATTGGAACTTGATTTGAAATACATTACCTTTAGTCCAATCCATAACAGGCAAAGTTCCTGTCCCGTCACCTTTGTCTTTATTCCAAGCAGTTTGCGCAACATAATTATCAGTCCCATTAAATCTTCTGTTTATGCCGAATGTTGTGCCGTTATAACCAAAACATAAACAATCAACATCATCACCATAACCTATTTCTTGTGTATTACCAGCAACTCCAGTTGTGAACAATCCAGTAAATAAAATCTTTCCTCCTTGTCCTGGTCTATATACTAATACTTTAGTAGACTCTAATACTGCAGAACTTGTTCCTAATGCACCACTTGAAACAGATGCTAATGAATTAGTAGTTGTGACTGTACCACTTGCAACAACAATAGTATTAACCTGTGCAGGTACTATTCCGTAATTAAATAATATTTGCACTTCAGGAGTATTCTCTGCAGTTTCTAGTTCACCAAATGCAGATGTTGGGAAATTTTTATTAGGAATGTATGTCATTTTATTTTATATCTATTATCTAATCATAATATATATTTATAAATGTTATTATAAAATATACCATGCTGTACCATCACTTATTAAAGTAAAAGATTCATTTTTGATAGTACTTACTATATTTAAACTCCCATCAATTGTCTCAACACCATTACCCTCAATTGTTAAAGAGTTATTACCTCCGCCTGAATGTTTAATAATAATTGTTTGACCCACATTAGTACTAAAAGCACTTGCAACAGTCGGTAATGTTAATATAAAACTTGCTGTTGTAGTGTCCGCTATAATAATGTTATCAGTATTAAGAATTGTGTACGCTGTTGTTTTTGTTACTATTGCTTTATATTCTGAACCATTAAATCTATGACTACCATTAGTAGTAAGAGTTCTTGCACTAAAATCTCCACCAATTAATGGTGATGCTGTGTTTGTAACATCAATATATAATTTATTGCTTCCTGCCTCGTTCTGTCCTGCATTATTCCCAATCATGACACAACTACTAGAACATCCTTGTCCAGCTCTATTTCCTATAGCAACAATATTATTCCCATTTCCAAACGCTCCAGCCCATTGTCCTATTAATGTATTATTTGATTGAGCATTATCTAAAAAACCAGACCCAGCCAAACTACCTATTACAACATTTTCAATCCCAGTCTTTAATTGTGTTCCAGCGTTATCACCAATAACCGTATTAAAAGAAGCAGTAGTAGTATTATTTAAAGCAGCCTTACCAATTGCAACGTTATGTTTAGCAGTTGTCATAACACTCATATTATCCTTACCTATTGCCACATTAGCTTGACCTGTAGCACCAACAGCACCCTGACCACAAGAAGAACCCATAAAAAAATTTTCTCCGTTACCTATATTATTTCTACCTGCATTAGTTCCTATACAAACATTCAAATCTCCATTAACATTATTCTGTAAAGCACCACCACCTATAGCAATATTAAATAAACCTGTAGAATTTTCAAGCATTGAAG